TGCGTCCATCTGCCTATTTAGTATCCCACTATCTGTTGTACCATATCTTCCGAATACAACAAGTTCATCGCCGCTTTCTGAAGTATATTCCATTTCATAACTATCTAAGTCACCATTCATATATTCTTCATACGTTTCGCCGTTCTCACAATAACTAGTATCATGTTTCATTACATATTGCACATAACACTTTTCTTTCGCTTCGTTTGATAAGTCTGCCCAATCCTTTTGAAATTCATCTTGATTTTTTATATATAATTTTTTAGCAGCAACTTTAGTTGTTGAACTTACACAATCAATAGGCGACAACAATACTCCATCAAAACATAACAATTCTCCTCTTTTCCATTGTTCGAAAGTTTCCTTCTTACATATTGCTACACTATGTATTTTACCCATATCATTATTCTCCTTTTACGTAACCATTTCTAATAATTTGTAGTTCTCTCATCAAATTAGAAGTTGAGTACAACGCCGATTCATCTCTCAATTCTTTTAAATTCTGCAATGTATCTTCAAGTTTTTATCAATCTCTTTTTGTGATAAATCATTATGCGATACTTGTTGTTCTTCAACCCTTTCTCGCAAAGTCTTATATGTCATAATATCATCCAATCTTACTGTCGATTAATCCATGTTTTAAACTGATGGAATTCATTTTCCGTCATACAGATATCTGCATAATAAAAGTCTTTATTGAATATAATCGCCCAAATTTTCTTTAACTTTTTAATAAATCCAAAGTCTTGTTCAGCATAAAATTTGCCATTTGTAAACGCTAATAAAGCATAATGAAATGTATTATATTTATCAATTTTAATATGTATCCCCTCATCACAACCGCAAGTGCAATTTACACATAATTCATTTCCATCAAAATTCTTCAGCACCGCCATAGTAAATTTCTCCTTCCTCTGTAATCCTCTTTTTAAAAATTGTTTTGCTCGCTACCTTTTTCACTCTAAAATTCACCGGACATTTATCATATATCTTTTTGTCAGTTACCGATACGATTCCTATCCCATATTTTGTTTTGCAAAGTATCACATCACCAATTTGGACATTATCTCTGAATCTCATCCAATTTGAAGGAACTCTCCACATATATGTTTTATTATCAACATCATTTCCATTGATATGTCTACCGTAAATATACATCGTTCGTTCATTTCTATAGCTACTTGCTCCCCAATCTTCGACTCTGACTTCTACATCTTCTATATTATTCTCTTTGTAAATAAGATACATAATATAGCCGTCGCTAAGAATTCCGTCGGAAGCAACCACAATTTCTCTATCCGGCTTTCCGAATTTTTCGAAATAATTCCTACATTTCTGAAGTTTTCTTTCAGATACATGAGTTCTTGCAAACGCATCCGAAATCTTTATATCCGACAATTTCATAGTTTTTGTTATCATAACAATATTCTCCTTTGTGTTTAATTTTCGGCAATCGAAAGGTTAAGTTTTAGATTTAATTTTTCACATATATCACAAATTTGCGAAAGAGAAAAATCATAATCACCACTTTCATAATTGGATAGCATTGAAGGACTTACTTCCAAATAACTTGCCATATCTTTTGAGGTCAAGCTATGTTTTAACCGATATTCCAATAATGTTGTCGAAAGTGTATATTGAATATCGTAATAGTATGATTTTGATGCACTCATATCAGCACATAATTTGTTGAGATACTCGCCAGCATTGACCAATTCTATATCATCGCTCATTTATACTACCTTATTCCCCTTACATCACAACACCAATGTTATTAATTTGTCTATTCTCACTTGTACTCTTTTGAATTTCTCCATTGATTTTACAATAGAAGCTTCCACCGCCATCAACTTTAATAACATCTGAAAATCCACAGTCTTTAATTTTGTCGTAAACCTCTCCACTTGTGATACAATTCGAGGTCTTCGTTTCAATGTAAAAATAATAAATATAATTGTCTTTGATACCCAAAAATCCGTGAACAGTTGGTCTAACTATCGAATTATCCCAACCTTCGTCCAAATATTCTGTCGTTGCTCTAAATCCATCAATTATAATCGGCGCACCCGAAACGGCATATTTAACATCTTCATCATATAAACTGTTGTACTTATCAATAAAAACTGTATTGTCATTACAAATAATTAATGTAGACACGTCTTTTGTCTTAAACTGATCAGACGCATTTTGACTTGCATAGAAATAAACCTTATTATCCTTGACTTTTCGTTCCTTCAAATATTTTAAACATGGCGATGAAAGTGTGTTTTCATCTGTGTCGGCTACAAGGTTTGCCACTGGCAAAGTAAAGAAAATTCCATCCTCTTTGAAGTTTGCAAAATAACCAAGATTAAAATATGTATCTTCGTCCAAGTTGCTCTTTGATTTATCAACCAATTTAATTTGGAATCTATTTGATGGTATTCTCAACATACAAATACCATTATGCGAAACTATCTTTGTTTCATTTTTATTCAATAGTTTAGAATACCTATCTATAACTATGTTTAAATCATCTAAATGAGCGAGTTTCTTCTTATTAAATATGTCATTCCAATGTTTTGTTTCATCATCAGTAATAACTCCATCGTCCTTCAAAGTTTTTGTTCTTTCTTCCAAAATAATTGGATATACAACTTCTCCATTCGGATCAAATACTTTGTATCCCTGCTCAATTCTTTCTTTGGTGCATTCAGCAATAGCTTTTTCTTTATCTGTATATGCACAAATTTGTGAACTATCCCATTTACCATTGTTCCAATTTTTACGCACTCTATAATATCCCATTTGTTCACTCTCCTTATTCTTCATCAAGACGTTGTTGGTATTCGGTAAAATACCATTCTAATTCGTCTCTAAAATTTTTAACCGCCTTTGACACTTTATCTTTCGTTGTAAAGTAAATAATATTTGGTTCTCTTCTTCGAGAGCATCTTCCTATTTCAAATAGACTGGAACGATAGTTATATGCAATAAAATATTTAATAATCCCCTCATTTTTCCAATCAGATATAGAAATAGCCTTGTCATTTTGTGCCTGCCACTGTTTTAGCTGACGCAATAACCTATCAGCTCTTGCATTGTTCTCAGCAATGGTTTTATCGCTGTAATAATTGCCTACATCATAACGATTTTGGTCAAATAGGACGGTATTCTCATCTTCTATTACTAAATCTATAGTATTGACAAAATAATACTTCTTATTGTTACATTCTTCTCTTCTCTCATATCCTGTTCGGCTTCGTTCCTCAGCCAATCCTAATATTTTAGCCTGTTCCTCCGTCATTTCAACTTGGACGGTTTTTCCATTTGCACTAATTGTTGCTTTCATATTAACTATCCTCCTTATTTGTTGACCTATTCTGCAATAATTATTTCTATATCATCTGTATCTTTGTTTTCTATTGGTAGAGTGCTGTTGTATTCTCTAACCGCTTCGATATAGCGGTTTAGCAGAATTTTTGCTTTTCTTTCATCGCCACAATCAAAATGCACAACTTCATCATCTATGTCTTCGTTGTCACCTCTTATATATAAAACATCTAATCTCATTTGTGGGCTACACGAACTTTCAATATATACACCGTTAGATGCAGAAAAATGAAAGTGCCCTCGTTTTATTTCATCGCCTTGTTCTAATACTTTCATTAACAATATATGCTGTATTCTCCAAAATTTAATTTTTAACATTTTATTCGCTCCTTATCCTATTTTGATAAATACTCCGTTTTTCTTACTGTCTGCCGATGAACTTTTGAGATACATTATCTCATCTACACGAACACCGCTTTCTTCCCCGTAATAATCTTCGGGATAAATTATGGATACATTCGCTTCTTCCGGTACACTATTTAATATTTCTAACATTTCTTTAACTTTCATTGTCCTACTCCTTTTTCATTCTTCTTTTTATTCTTTTTCTATTCCTTTTCTGCACTGCTTTTGAAGTCTGCCCCACCATTTCAGTGCAAGATATGCTGATTTATGTTGAATTAACCACCACGTCCACAGTTAGGGCAATAGCATTCAAAGTATGTTTCCGGCTTTCCACCGCATACTTTCAACTGTGGCATACCATAATAAACACTATAGCTACTGTTCGGCTTGTGGTCGCAACATATACAGGGCATTATTTTATTGACTTTCATTCTTACTCCTCCGCAAACTCGTCTAAATATATCTCAAACTCGTCCTCTGTTTCATCTACGAACGCATATACCGCTCTGTCCTTACCTCTTTGAGAACCACTAACAAAAATACTCTCATAACTACCTGCTTGCTTTATGAATGTATCTTCGTCAATTTCTTCTACTTTAAAAAATCTCATTTCATTTCCTCCATTATTTCATCTACACATTTTGCACAATAACAGCCTTCAAGACCTTCTATTTTGTATAGAAAACTCATCCACATTCGATTTCATATGCCTTTATCAACACATCTTTTGCAAGAACCTTGACCTTCGCCCTCGCAACATGTAGCTTTTACTTTTTTTAAATCATTCATTTATTTTTTCCTTTCAATCTTTTTACAATCTCTGAACACTTGTTAATATAAGATCTTGTTACTCGACCACCGTTTATTTTCTTTTTATCTTTTTCGTTAATAGATACTTCAAAAACATTAGATTTGCTTATTTCTTTCATCATTAATATTCTCCTTTTTTATTTTTCATTTTTAACGCTTCTTTAAATTCTTGTTCGGTCATCTTATCGCTGTTTCCGATGTACCTTGTATATCCCTTATTAATACTTTCTCCCATTGTTTTGAAAGCATTTGACAAACCTCTAAAACTTTCAGCACATACTTCTGCACTTTGACCAAAATCGTCTATCTCCGTTGAAACAGGTTTTTCGTTACCGTTACAATAGTGTAAAATCAATGCAAACATTCCCGTTCCACCGGCGAAACCAATTATCATAGCCAATAGTAACATTAATACTTCTTTCATGGTTATATTCTCCTTATTTCTTTTTTGTTTTCTTCTTTAGTTTGACTTTAAGATGTTCCATCAACTTGTATTCTTCACTATCCCACAATCCATGCGCCAATAAGCTGTCTTGTTTATTGCACACCAGTTCTAATAGTTTTTGATACTCTTTTTGTTTCATGTTTTTTCTCCTTTCTGTACTTTCCATTACAATAATCTATAAATAAACTCTTAGATATTCTTCTTGGTTTATGTGGCGTAGTCATAATCTTATGTATTTCGTTTGATAAGTTTTTATCTTTAATTTTATTTATGTCATCTTTAATTAACTCAAGAATAAGTCTATTTCGTTTAATCTTTTTTCTATATTGATCTACTTGTTGTCCATAATATCCTCCACGTTGCATTGCAACACCACTCAGTTTTGTTTCATCCTCTACAAGAGTATGTCTGATATCAAAAATTCTTAAATCCATTTCTCTTTCAAGATATTTTATACTTTCATAATATCTATCCAAATTTGAAAGTATTTTGTTCGCTGATTGCAATACATTCGCTATATTCTCCAAATCCAATTCAGCATCTCCATAGTAAGTATATGGATTATATTCATCTGGTAAATGAGGTGTCTTTAACAATCTGTCTATGTCCATTGATTTAATATCATCAACATCATTTAAATTTTCTTCACAACAATTCTCTGGTTTTTCAACGGGCATATAACCATCTGTCAATTCGACAACACGACTTCTTCTTGAATTCCCTTTCAAGAAATTTTGTACTCTTTTGGTCTTTAAGAAACCCAATGCAGCTGGGAAGGTCTCAAACGAGTTGGCTAAAGTCGGATTACCTGACCATGCCAATCTCCCGTTTGGATTGGTTCTAATGTATTGTTCTCCATTCGTGATTACATATATCATTGAGCATCGCCACCAATCTCTATAATGTTATGATACAAAACAGTTATATTATCTTTGTAACGATTATTCTCGTGCATATGTCCGCAATACCAATTACTATATTGGACATCTTGTTGAATTTCTTGAAGATAATTTGTTAATCTATCCGATTTCAATTTATCAAAGAAACCTCTACTCATATTCATTACATCTAAAGTCTTTGTTGGTGGGCAATGTGTTATAATATAATCCACCTTATTACCGTATTTAACTAAATTTTCAATACCTTCGTCCATTTCCTTTTGGGAAGGCAATTCTTCTTGCCACCAGGATATGTGGTTTATACGAAACATTTTGCAATAATCATATTGCCATTCCGCAATTCTCGGGTCATCAGTTTCCAATATACCATCTCGTATATCATGAGATTGTGCTCCACCAAATGTAAAGAACGTTTTGTCATCAATAGTAAATACTTGTCCTCTCATCAAGTGAATTATATGTGGATGGATTTTATGTATTTTCCTCCGTTCCATTCTTCAACCGTCAATTTCTTTAGTCGGTCAAAGTTACTATGGTTTCCGTCTACAAATAATGTAGTCCATGGCTGATTTTCAAGCCAATCAAGGTTATTCCTTTCAATATCAGTGTCGTGCCAATAACCAAAATCACCACAAACTATGACATAATCACTTCGATTTAAACTTTGTCCTATCGGGAAGCATTCAGGTTTAAACCGATTTTTCCAATCTCCATGCGTGTCTCCTGTTATAAATATCATTTGTATCACTCTCCTTTACGCCACATTCTTTTCTTGATTAAGCATATACTCAATGAAAAGTTTCTTCATATTATTATAGTTCTCTGTTTTATTGTTCGAAATTAATACACTTTCGTCTATCGTTTTTAACCATTTTTCTAACGCCATATCATAATCTTTTTCACAAGAATAATCTATCAGCTTAACTAATTCGTCGTGTGCTTTTTGTGCCAGTTCGGAATTACTTGGCAACACGTCCTCAATCATTGTTTCGTAAAATTCTATATCTTCTTGCTCAATTCCTTCTAATATATTATTCTCTATTTTCTGTACACTGTTTTGAGTATTGTCGCAAACATCATTTTCAACATTTTCTTCATTTGACAATGCATCATTATCTTCAATACCCAAAAATTCTTTCATTAAATATAGAATATGGTCTACTTTGTTTTTCACAACCTTCTTATCTTTAGTGCTTTTGTTTTCATCGAGTTCTTCCCAAGTAACGCCATTCACTTCTTTGTTTCTCATGCTCTCAAAAGCATTTAAAAATTCTCCAAAATTCTTATCATCTAAGCCAAGCTTATCAAATTTATCAAATGCCATTATCCATACCACTGTATCTTTTAATGTGAATAAATCTGCTACTTTTCTATTTTCAAGTTTATCTGAATATGGAGCAATCCT